CGACCTCATTCGATATTTGAGAATGGCAAATGGAGGAGAGGGACCGGATCACATTAAGAACAGGAGCTTGCTTGCTACAAACAGATCAAAAGGAGGATATTAATGCCAAAAATTAGAATAGGCTCTTTAGCCAATGAACTGGAAACAGATATAAATGATTTAGTTTGTTTGGCAAAATCGAAGCTTTGTTCCTCGATGATGACCGGCAAGGGAGGCAAGGCTTTGTGGATAAATGAAGACGGCCAGGAAATATTGCGCAGAGCCGTTGACATTCCTGAAGTGGTTCCCAAGCACTATTATGGCAAAGTTCTAAAGGGAGCTGCAAACCCTAGATATGTTTACGCTTTTGTAAAAGACTTGGAAGCAAAGGTTCCAGTTTGCATCCCTAGGAAACTCAAAAAAGCATTAGTTGGAAAAAACATAAAAATAGAAGCAATTGAGGATGGAATCGGAGTCTCCTATAGATACGTCAAATGACATAACGACAAACCGTCGTTGGCTTTGCGAGCAGATTGACAGGTTGCTTGCTTGGGAGATATTGTGCCGAACCGCTAACAACGAGGAGATTTACTCCATAAGATCTAGCGACTTTTGTGATAAGATAGGCGTTAGTCCACAATATTTCTACCACGTTTTCTCTAGAATCAAAAACAAGGTAAATGCAAAACACTTCGATTTCTGAATCGCTAACCTATGTTAGCGACGACCCCGATATTACATCTCTTCGGTATGCTTATGACCAGTCTATGACTGAGCTTGAGGCATATTTTGATTTATGCCGAAGTAGCTATGATGATCGCCGCAATTGGTGGCCAGGGAAGAGCCGCGACCTAAGAAAGCACGGAGCAGATGCTTTTCCTTGGGAGGGAGCCTCGGACATGGAGAGCCATGTTATTGACGAGCGTATAACCAGATTGGTTTCTTTGTTTATGTCTGCCATGAGCAGGGCAAACATACGGGCTTTCCCAGTGGAAGTTGCCGACGTTCCAAGGAGCCGTGTGGTTACAAATTTTTTGAAGTGGATGGTGAAGAGCGGTTACATTCCTCGGTTTAAGCAGGAAATGGAACTGGGAGCCAACTATATGTTGGAGCGTGGCATTCTTATCACCTATGTTGGTTGGCACATGGAGGACAGGAGTTTCCTTCAGCGTCTTAGCCTAGAGCAAATATCTGCAATGAACCCTGAGTTGGGTGAAATGATTGTTTCTGAAAATGACAACGATCAGGTTGTTAGGATGCTTCAAGCCAGTTTCGATGGTGTTTCCGAGTCTAGGGCTAATAAAGCCTTAGAGGATTTGAGGGAACTGGGAGTTGCTGAGTTGCCAATAGTAAGGCGTCAGGTGAATGCTCCAGAGGTAAAGACGCTAGCTCCAGACGGAGATTTTATTTTTCCTCCGTATGTTACCGATCCTCAACGTGCGCCATATTGTTTTTGGAAAACCTACTACACTCCGCAGGAGTTGCAGAACAAGGTTATTACCGATGGGTGGGATGAAAACTTTGTAGATTATGTTGTAGAAAAATATCGTGGCGTAAACATAGACTCCATCGAGCGCGAGCAGGAAGGACGCAGATCTATTAGTCTCACCGATAATGCATATGAAGCTGAGGAGCTAATTGAAATTGTTTACGGCTACCAGCGGTTGATAGACAAGGAAGACGGTTCAGAGGGAATATATTGCACCGTTTTTCATCGTGAGTTTAGTGGCGTTGATGGCATTCCTGGCTATGCAAAGTTTGAACTGCTGAATGGATATGAAGACTATCCTGTTGTAGTCACCAAGCTATCCGAAGACAGCAAGAGATTGTATGACACGATGACCATTCCCGACTTGCTGCGTGGCATACAGAACCAAGTAAAAATTGAGCGCGACAGTCGCATCGACCGAAACAGCTTGGCGACAGTGCCTCCTATCCTCCATCCCGTGGGGCAGGCTCCGACAGATTGGGGTCCGGGTCGAATGATACCATATCGCCGCAAAGGAGACTTCGAGTTTGGTCCTGCTCCTGTGTACAATCAGGGGTCGATTGAAATGGAGAAGACCCAAGAAGCTCAGGCCGATAGGCTTGTTGGCTTGGATCGTGAAGGTCCAATCAGTCAGATAAGGCAACAGTTCTTGGTGGACAAATTTTTAACGCATTGTTCCAAGGTGATAGCAATGTGCTACAAGTGCTTTCAGCGTTTTGGGCCAGACAGCATTTTCTTTCAGGTTACTGGTGTTCCAGACCCTCAGATGTTTAGCAAGGGCAACCCAGATGAAAGCTTTGACATCACCATTTCCTATGATGTCCAGAACACTGACCCGGAAAAGCAGGAGAACAAGCTAAACTCTATGATTTCCCTTCTTCAGTTGGACAGAAACGGAAGAATAAACGTAGACAACCTAGTAACGCTAATCGCTGGGAGCGTAGATCCGGTCTTGGCTGATAGCGTTCTTCAACCAGTAGAGGCTGCTCAGCAGCAAATTCTTAAAGACATTACAGATGACTTATCTAAAATTTATGCGGGTATCGAAATGCCAGCTCGTCCTAACGGCGCTCAAGCGGCTATGCAAATTATCCAGCAATATTTACAGCAACCTGATATTGCCCAGCGCATGCAAGCTGATCCTGCTTTCTCGCAGCGTTTGCAAAAGTATATGGGCCAATATCAGTTCTCTATGCAACAAGCTCAGAACGCTCAAATAGGTAAAATTGGTACGGCTCCAGCCCAGATGGGAGGAGTGCAAACCCAGAATATGCAGCAATGAGTTTGGAAAAAGATATAGAATCTTTGCACAACTACGAGTCTTTTGCTCGATTTATCAAGGTGATAGAGGCTCTGCGGGAGGAGTGCATAGGAGACATGCACGAAGCCCCAACCGAACAGCTTCAGCAAATATCTGGCAGGATTATTACCTATGACCAAATATTGCAGATGGTTGACTCAAAAAAACTAGAAAAAAGACACAAAGATTTTTTATAAGTTGTGATAGTATGTTTTCACGCAATCGCTAGGCGTAAATAGTGGAAACAGTTATGAACGATGAAATCGACACAGCCGTCGCTGAGGCTGAACCAGAATCAGTGGACAACCAAAATATATCTGCGTCTGACTTTGTTCAGAAACGTAGTGAGGCAATTCTAGGGCAGCAGCCTGATGAGGAGTCTCAAGAATCGGCCGAGGAGCCAAGCGAGGAACTAGTTTCCGAGCAGGCTGCCGAGGATGATGTTCTTTCACAGTTTGATTTAGACAGTTTGTCGGATGAGCAGAAGGACGCTTTGCGTCAGCAACTCATTCCCGGCGCGCAGTCTCGCATCAGTGAGCTTACAGCTAAACGGAAGGCAGTTGAAGAGGAGTTGCAAACTATGCAGCTAAAAATCAAGGAGCCGGAAGTTAAGGACAATCCCCTTTCTGGTATATCAACCCTTGAAGATCTTCAAAAGAAGTCTGATGAGGTGAGTGATGTTATTAGTTGGGCGGAGGATCTGCTGTTCGAGTCCGATGAATATTCTGCTGACGATGAAATAACTACAGTAGAAGGTCGCCCGATGACTAAGGCCGAAGTGCGTAAAGCTCTTCAAAGCGCTCGAAAGTCGCGTGACACATACATTCCAGACCAGTTGCAAACGCTTCAACGTCTGGAGGACGCAAAAACAATGCGTCAGCAGTTGGGCAACAAAGCAGTAGAAGAGCTTGAGTGGTTGAGAGACGAGAATGATAACGAGCTTAAAAGTCAGTTCCTAGCTATTATGAACGACCCAAGGTTGCAGAAGCTAGAGGAATCGGCTCCTGATCTATATTCTCAAATCCCCTACTTCATGTCTCACGCTGTAAACAGTATGTATGGAAGGAAACCAATAGCGGAAACCAGCAAGCCAGCTAGCAAGAAAGCGGTTAAGCTAACACCTCCTAGTGGTTCTACTCCAGCGTCTGCAATGTCTGAAAAAACTGAAAGGCTTTCCGTGAAAGCCATGAAGGATCACAAAAACCGATTTAAATCATCTGGACGCAAAGACGATTTCATCACTTTAAGAACCTTACAATTGACTAATCGCTAAAATGGCATTCTCAAATACATACGACACAACTAATCCTGGTTCTGGTGTTTCCAACAGAGAAGACTTGACTGATGTCTTGACTATTCTCGCGCCTGAAGAAACTCCAGTACTTTCTTCTGCTTCCAAGCAGAAAGCATCCTCAACGTTCGTTGAGTGGACGGTAGACGCTTTGTCTGCTCCCTCAACGACTGGCATCCGTGAAGGTGCCGACGTTAGCACGTTTACTGACCAGTTCAGTGGCCGCGCTCGTCTTGGCAACTACGTACAGAAGTTCCGCCGCGACTATCAGGTTTCTGATCTTCAGGAAGCTGTTGACAGCGTTGGTCCTGCCAAAATCGCTCAAGCTGAAGCCAAGTCTATCCGTGAACTAAAGCGTGACATCGAAGCTACCCTCTGTGGTACGCAAGATCGCGCTGCTGAAAACGGATCGGACACAGCTTACGCTTTGCGTGGCCTTGGTGACTGGATCGACTCTGCTGGTCCTGCTGACGTTCCTGCTGCATTCCGCACACCTGCTGCAAGCATCGTGGATGTAACTGACGACGTTTTCGCTGAAT